ATACAGAAATGAGATGAGTGTGAACTCATGACCCATTTCTTCTCGAACAGCGTAGCAGAACGGAAATAGTCTAGTTAGTTAAGAGGTTATGCAGCAGCCGTGAGTCGGCTGTAAGCCTCAATGACTTGATCATCATTGATGTGTGTGTAGTACTCCATGGTGGTTTTCATGGAGGCATGGCCCATCATTTTGTGAGCCTTAGCTGGGTGCACATCGAGGTTGGCAAGCCAGGTGTTGAACGTGTGCCGCAGACAATAAGGTGTGAGCTTTTCGTCTAGCTGCAAGTAATCACGAACATCGTTGAACTTGACACGGTGTGCGTCCTGGGACGTAAACAAATCACCAAAGATTTGGATATCAGGATCAGTGCATGATTCCAGATTCCTTGACAAGATTGGCATCAACTTGTTATATCCATCGCTGCCGCTCGGCAGGTAGATACGACGTTTGCGATGTGTCGTCTTGAGCGTGAATCCTTCTCGTTCACCTACACCAATGAACGGAACAGGTGCATCAAGGTGAATGTCCCTTGGTGTGAGTTGACTGAATTCAGCCCAGCCCAACCCTGTCCATGCGCTGAGCATGACGGTATCAGCCAAACTCTCTTGGTTAAAGCAATTCTTTGCGGCTGCATAGAACTGATCGACCTGAGCAGGTGACAACGTGATACGTGGCTGCTTCGTTAGTTTGAGCTTTGTGAACTTAAACTTACCTTCACCTGTGATCCACTTATGCCTATTGTTTTGATAGGCAAGGACACCCATATCAATGCAATGGTTCAGAACTGTTTGGATGTTCTGAATGCAATGATTAAGAGTCAGGTCACCTAACTCACGGTAAACACGTAGTTCACTGATGTAAGTTTCCATCGCAGCCTTGTTAAAGTCTTTGATTAGAAACCGACGACCTTGTGGGTTGTAGTTACTGAAGTGAGTGGCATAGGTGATTGCAGGTTTACTCCCCGGACGGTGAGGTTGCCATTCATCCCTGGTCTTGATCGTGTAGTCAAGTGCTTGACCCCACGTTTTTAGGTCAGTCATAAATGATGGATTTCATGGTTCGTGCTTGGTCTCTACCCTCTGATGTCAGACGCAATGCGATGCGTCTATCTCCTTTGATCTTCTCCTTGGTAATTAACCCCAAACCCTTGCTTTCCACTCCCCATCGTCCAGCCGCTAACCAATCGGTGTTGCGACTAGCTGATGCCGTGGTCAGGTTCAGTGCTTCTTCCATCGCTTGCTTGTGACAACCGTCGTGTGAGGCGATGTATAGAAAGCAGCTAACAAGCTGACCAGGTATTTCCCGGTTCATAAGGCGCAGCAGATCAAATGCTTTCCGGATCTTGTCCAGACGAGCATCTGTGCATTGATTCCGGAGTGGATCCACGATCCTGGGGTGTAGTGCTCCCGCATTCTACACGAAGTCTACCTAAGTGGAGCTGTAGATCGAAAAAAGATACATCGTCAATGCTGATGTAGAAGTCCTTAATAAAACGAAACACGGTGCGTCGATGAGTGTGAGAAAATTACTGGATTTGCTTGATTTTGTCTGTATCAGACTGTACTTTGCAAAAACAATAAAGTTATGCGTCATCATCCAGCAGTTGAGCCGTAGCCAAGCTAATGATCTCGTCCCGGTAAGGATGGTCCTCTAGCTCATCACGTAACGTGTCACAAAGATATTCAAAGGTCGAACGGTTCATCCATAAGTCCGTCGATGTCGTGTGGGTGTACATAGTGGAGTGTTTCGTTGGTGCAGATGATGAACTCATGAGTCCGTGCAGTGAAGTAATGAAGAACTTTGTTTTCAGCAGCATGTTGTCTTTTGTAGACATGCTCCTTGACTTTCTTTGTCTTTAAGTTGGTTGCTCTAATGATGCAAGCCACATCTGGTCTCACTTCCCAGTGATGAACTAGTCCGTCCATGACTTCGATGAACATGTGACGCATGAACATCTCAGGAGGTGCGTCCTTGAATTTCTTCCATTTGTTTGGGAAGTATGGTGCTTTACCACTCATCTGTTTGCCTCACATCTACGAGTTTGAGTGTTCTATCTCCGGCCAACTCCAGTGCATTCCATGCGGCTTGCTCTGAACTTCGAGCGAGGATATAGATAACCTCCCCGCTAGATAGAATCACGTTGTATTCACGCAACGATGACTGTGCATTGAACATGTTATTTAGCCTCCCCATTAGCCTTTTTATTAGTTGTTTTAGATGGCGTCCTTGCCCTTCTTGCTGGCCTAGGCGTCGGCTTGGATGCGGCATTGAAATCACGTTTAACAAGTTCCTCATAGATTGGAGTCCACTTATGATCTGGAAAGTGGAATAACCAGCACGCAATTGCGTTCTTGATGAAGAAATCATCATCATGTGATGGTGTTTTGGTCATTAATTAGTAGTGAATCCTTGAGTTCATTGAGTACTTGATCCTCTAACTTAGAGGTGTTAACATCACCATATCTAGGGCTATAGTCAACATAGGTCCAACTAATACCTTCAGCAATTAACAACGCCATCATTTGACTAACTGAGCGCATCTCAGCCTTAGCAATTTCTTCAAGTACTGCTTGCTGTGTATCAGTAAGGGTGTAATTCATTTCTTTGAGTAATAACGTGAGGTGATTCGGTTAGAACGCTGGTAGATAGTTGCCGTAGCAAACAGTCCAACCATGCCAATGACCGCCAGAATGATTGATGATTCAGTGAAATACAAAGCTCCTCCTATCCAATAAATGGACAATATTGATGAGTTGCGTCCTTGTTATTAGACGCTTTCGATAATCACTGAGAGCAATGCATTGCAGCTCCCTGATTTGCTCCTGTGTCATGTACGACCTTGGAATGGTGAGTGTGAAACAACAAAAAAATGGGGATGTTGAGTCCCAATAGGTAGGGTCAGGCATTGCACCTGACCTGAGAGCTAGAACTCGTCTACCTGAATGGATAAGTCAGAAGTTAGCGTAGAAGAAGTACACCTCACCATCGAATTCGATATCTATGAAGTCGTGGCGATAGTTTGAATACCAGCTCTGCTGCCAGTCGATAACTAAATACTCAGGTAACTCCTTGTCATCAAACTCTGTGACCAGGTACTCAACGAACTCACCGTAGTGTTGCCCGTTGTATGCATAGTCAATCTGTGTGCAGTATGCATCCTGAAACTTGTCTGCGTCCTCGATACCGTAGTCATCAAGTATGTCTAAGAATTCTTGACACTTTTCTGCGTCAAGCTTCTCAAACTCTGGACACATGTCCTGAATCATGTCGTAACGGTCCTGGTCAACTGGTGACAGTGAGTCGTACCAGTCAGCGCCGGTGATAGGTGCAGCCATGGTGGATGTAGTCATGATAATTGATACTTAAGTGGATAAGTTGATGATCAGTTTGCGACCTTGAAGGTCACATAGTCAGGCTCATGCTTGATAGGCATGGATTCAGCAAACAAGGCGTTGAGTCTGCGACAGGTGCCCTGCTTTGCGGTCTTGGAATCACAGTACGTGAGGTGCGTATTGACCCAGAACCCACGCGAGATGGTTGGTATGAGCATGAGTGTGAGGATTGCTCTACGAGATACCTGTGTGTACTCATAGATTGAGCCCTTGGCATACGCAACCTGAACAACTGCATTGATCGGGTCTACGACCATACGCTCAACACAATCTGATGTACGCGTTGGAATGTTGATGAACAAAATGTAAACTAGTTGTTGAATGTTGCGTCCTTGATTGAACGCAATGGGTTAGCTAGGCATTGCACCTAGCCGTGAGCTATGACTCAATAACCCAGCCAATTGAGAAGATCAGCGGCATCGTGATCTTTGCCTGTGTATCCGTCCTGGCGTAGATGATACATAGTTGTACCATGATCATTTAGCAGGCGTTTGGTATAGAACTCGTTAAGCATCCCTTCGCTGTTGGTAGCTTCAAGTACTTGTTCTTCGTAAGTCATGTTGTCTCCTTGAATTAGTTAGCAAGCGTGAATTCTTGGAAGTCATCAATCAATCGATTGAGTACTTCAGGGTGTACGTTTGATGGTTCTAATCCCTCACTAGTCAAACGTTGTTGGTAGTGACTTAGTGCGGTAAGAACCTCCATTCGTTCGTTGTGGTTATAGAATTCAAAAGAACGAGTTGATGTTCTAGCCATGTTGTGTCCTTGAGTGTATACGTCCTTGGTGACGTAATGCACGGGTTGCGTCCTTGAAACGCAATGGCGGCCATGATCCGTCCGTGCTAGCCATGATCCGTTGAAGCGTGTAGCCATCCGCTTTGTAGTACGTGTGTACTACGCCCTACGCTGAGTCAATGCATTGCACTGGTGACCTGGTGCCGTGGTCACTCGCCCCTTAGTCAGCGTCTGTGGGATTCAGTTGTCGAGGTGCTTGGTTGAACTATACAGCCATGGATTAGATCCATTCAGGTATAGTTACATGTTGAAACAATTGGTGAGCGGTTCAGGTTCCAGGTGTGGATTTACTAAGCTCGGTTAGCCGCTAGCCGAGGCATCGTTGCGGCGTTGATCCATAACTACAGGCTCAGCGGCCAGAAGTCAACAGTTTGAGGTGCAATCAATTGCAGCACTGGCACATGGCCTAGTCATACCAATGGATCTCAGCTGATGTCGCGACAGATGGTTTGATGTTGAGAAATGTAAACAAGCTAGCCGCGCGATCCAACTACCGCGCACATGCACGCGCAGTACAGTAAAACCCAGTAAAAACCATTAGTTTATAGAACTAACGCGCGTGTTTTTTCCGCGCGACCCGGCATGGGGTGCATCGAGGCGCCCTTGTATATACGAATAGACTTCAGACATTTTTGTCATTTTTTATTGGGCAATACCAAGGCTGACAATCAACCTCAGTCACCGGATAACGTGCATTGACAGGAACATCAACACCACATTTCTTACATTTGACAAGTTTAACAGGATCAATCTTCATTTATTTAGATAATCAAGCTCTGACTGGTATGGCTTCTGACTAACAAAAACCTTTAAATCGTTAATATAAGGCGGTACCCAGACATGAACCGGTGCACAGGATGACCAGTTAACGGGTTGAATACAGTTAAAGACAATAACGGAGAAGAATCCTTTAATATAAGAGATATACGTAAGCATCAAGTAATCATCTTAGTGTTATCAGTAGGGGATACTTCATCCATTGCTTCAGATGCAAAGGAAGTATCAACATGAGGTTCTAACTGTGTAGCACCGTATAGTTCATCCATTTCAAGACACCATTGTTTAAGTGCCTTACCAGAATCAGTAAACTTAGCTACACCTAAGGTACGCCAACATTCTTTAGGATCATTATGACCTTGAGTTGACCGTTTATAGTGACTAACAAAGAAGTTAGGACCTTCACGTGTACGGTGATAGGTAAAGGAACAGTCTTGTTCATTACCAGGGAATTCTAATACTTTCATACCGTGTAATACATGTAACTAACGTAGTTATCAGAATTGATTACTGATGTGAATGTCATGAAGAACATGATCAGTACACGAAATCAATAAAGAACTGATATTGATGTCAGTTGTGTCAGTTGGGAAATAGCGGGGCTTAAGATGACATGATTTAGGCATGTCTTAGTAAAAGGGAGAACGAGTCCCCCTTAAACACAGAGAGTCCACCCTTCTCCCTGTATACAACAGGGCTTGGGTTAAACCCAGTTAGGGACTGAGTTTTTAGATGAGCCTCTTGCTTGTTGTCTTTGTTGTTTATTCATACCAAAAACAAGGTGATTAGCGGATTGTTCAGGGTCTTCAATGAAGGATTGGAGCATATCATCCCAGTCTTCACGTTTACGAGATTTAATTTGTTCAAGGGCAGAGATACCCATAGCGTCAGTAAAGTATTTAACGCCTTGAGCTAAGGCATCAATTCTGTCGTCATGTTTAACGGCACCTTTTTCACGACACATACGAGACATCTGATAGAAGAGCATGTACATGAGGCGTTTTTCTGGGGCTTCATCTTGGTTAGATTTGTAATCCCAATCAATGACTGATTTGTCTACAACCAAGCGATGTTGGTTCATGACAGGTTCTAAAGTATCGATGATACGGTCTTCTTTACGGACATTGGCACGTATTTCTTCAACGTCTATCGGTTGATGTGTCTGTGCTAAATGTTTTTTAAATAGCTCAGCGATAATACCGTCACCGAAGTTAGTTTCTACTACGAGTTTAGTTACGTTGTATTTACGACAACCTTTTAGAATATCAAGGAGTGTACTGTCACTGTATCCATCTCTGTAAGCACGCATTTGGTGCAAGTACAAGAAACCGTTGCGTTGGGAGATATAAGCTGCTGCTGTTTCATCTGTTCCACGACCCGACGGGTCAACCGAGCATATTGTTTCGTTGTAAACGTCCCATTCACCTTGGAGTCGCATTGGAGAGTAGAAATAATCTCCAGGTAATCCGACAGTTGGTAGTTCTTTAAGGATGTTTTGTTTGTCTGAGCACCAGATGATGTTGTCTGGAGCAGTATCGGGATTAACGCTAGTAACGATAAGGTCAGCCATTTTAAGTGGGAACTTTTCAGCATCACTAAGGCTGGTATCGAGCATGAACTGAAGCATGAAGTTGCTTCTGCCCATTGCTGCTTCACGTTCAATAAGGTCTTCATCAGTAAAGCGATCGGGGTCAGTTACATCCCAAGCGGTGGAACCATTGTCAATATCTTCTTGTAGTTGAGGAGCAATTAGTCCTTCGTAGTTAGATAGTTTGCGTGGTACACGTGCTGGCCAGACAAAGGGTCTGTAGTTACGCTCAGCAAGCTTGCGATAGATAGTAAATGTGGTCTGTGGTGTACCTAAGTACATGATACGGGAGTCATCCTTTGGAGTAAGAATTGATTCAGCCTCGGTACAGAGTTGAAGTAATTTCTCCCTCATCATTTCAGTCATTGAGTTACCAGGAACTTCAATGTCATCAAGAATCATCAGGTCAGCGCGGGAGCCGGTCAGTTGGCCAGTAATCCCTACAGACTTGACGGAAGGTGCTTGGTGGGGCGAACAGAGTACATCGAAGCTGATACGCGACCAACGTGAGTCGTCTGATTTGGGCTGTAAGTGCTGTAACCAAGGTGTTTCTATGATTAGTTTTTGCAGGAAGATAGACATGTTGTCTGCACGCTCTTTGGAAGCGGAGATAATCATGATCTTCTTTTCTGGATCGTTAAATAGTGTCCACAACACGAAAGCACCTGTAATCCACGACTTACCTACACCACGGAAGGCTTGTATCTGTAGACGTTTAGGACCGTGTTGGATGTAGTCAGCAATAGAGTATTGAGCGCGTGTAGGCGAAGGTAGATCAAGCTGATCCCACAGTGCTTGTAGGAAAAGCTTGAAATCACTTTGTAACGCCTCTAAGACGTTTGTCATAAGTTATTTATTAATACCGAGTTGATTAAGTAACCAATCCTGACCTTTTTCAATAAAATCTTTAGGCTTATTGTTTGGATTATTAGGCTTAAAACCAAGACTCATCCGTAGATTATTGACACCAGATTGAAGTAATTTGTCAATATGACCACCAGTTAACTCGTCAATTTCTGGGAGGTAACTGAGGTAAGGCGTAACGGCACGAAAGGAAGCACCCTTTGGCCCGATAAAAAGTTTTTTACGAGGTGATGCTGGAAGTTTTGAAGTATGGCCGTTAGATTTACCGTTGGAATGGCCGTTACCGTTGCCGTTGGAATGACCGTTGCCATTACCATTTTTCTTTTCAATTAACGGCTCATATTTAAAACCAGGACCAGTTTTGCTTCCTTTGCGACCATTCTCTTTACGAGTCATCAATCCTAGATTAGATGGATGATGCATACCTTTTAATTTTGCAGGTATACGATGATCAACTTCAAGGCCACGTTTAGAGGCTTCATCATAAATATTATCTATCATCATTTTTTCTATAGATGATAGTTTTGGTTTGCTCAATAAAAGTCGGCGGCGTTGTTCTTTGGCAGCAAAGTCCGCAGATCTACGTACACGAAAACCAGATTGGGTTGGGGAGCGTTCAAGATAGTATTTTTTGCCCTTATAAGTAAATTGGGCTTGAGTGTTTTTGGAAGTAGTGTTTGCTTCTACACGTTTGAGGTACTTACTTACTTCTTTATTAAATACATTATCTGGAACCTCACCTTTTAAGTGAGATTTGGCCATAAAAAAAGCCGCCCTTGCAGACGGCTGAATAAATATTTAAAAGTTGATTACTGAGTGCTAAGCAGTTTTAGTGGTGTACTTTTTACCTTTCCAAGTAAATTCTTTCTTGCCAGCTTTTTTAGCTGCAGCAAAAGCTTTATCAAAAGCTTGGGCAATAGTTCCTAGTTTTTTAGGGCCAACTTTTTTAGCTCCTACTTTTTTACGACTACGAACGGTGCCGTCTTTATCTTTAGTGTTGTACTTACCAACACTGGTGCCTGCAGCTTTAGCTTTAGCTGCAGCTTCCTTTTGCTTTGCTTTGCTAATGGGGTTGCGGAGAGCACCAGTAGCTAACGAAGTAGCCAAACCAGCTAATAGTGTCTGTTTAAGACCACTACCACTTCGACTACCGCCACCACGTGGTGTCAATCTGGTTGGTTTAACAGCATTTTTAGCCCTTAACTTTGTACCTGGAGTTGGTGGGGGTTTTGTAGATGTCTTGGTAGAACCCTGACGTGTTCCAATAATTCCAGAAACTTTTCTATAAGGTCCTTGTACTGGAGGAGTTCGTGGACCCTGTGCACCTCGCGGTGGAGTTCTAGTTTTGCCTTTACCAGTGGTTACCCTGCTACTACCCTTGCCTTGTTGTTTAGCGCGTTCAGTAGACGAAGTAGGACGCGGTGTATCTTTTGCAGAAGCCGCAGAACGTTTAGATCTATTAGAAGAGGAAGTTCTTAGTTCCCTACGAGTACGTGATCTTTTTTGTGGATCTCTGTTGTGTGCCATTAAAATTATTTAATATGTGAAGAAATTAGTGATTCTCTTAGTAGATTTTGTCCGAAACGCTCTCTCATCCAGGAGCGCCAATGGTTACTTCCTTTATCCTGATTACATCTGGTACATGCTGGTACGACATTCGTATTGACATCTTCGCCCCCAAGAGAACGAGGATGTACATGGTCCAAAGTAAGTTCGTGTAGTTCATAAGTCTCTCCGCAATAAACACAAGTGCAGCCAAAGTGTTCTTTGATACTGCGCCTCCAAAGGCGCTTGGCTTCAGAGGATGTCATGGTTATTAGGTTGTAAAGGTAATGTTCAGGAGTTGGAAGTAAAGGGGTCATGCAATACGTGCTCTATTTTTAGATCTGTTTTGGGCTCTACCTTTGGTAGTGCTGCCTTTGTAGTGGCCAGCATCACGAGGATCACCTTTTTTGATCTTTAATTGCCGCCTGAGGCGGTTAGCATTTACACGTAGGGCTAGACCCTTTGGAGTTCTGTTGTAAGCTTTTTGTTGTGACTTGTGGTTACCGTTGACATATTTAGGACCACTAAATCTTGTTTTACTTGCGGCCATAAAGTCTGCTCTGTACAAGTTCGGGATCTACTGACGGCATAACACTTGCCAGTTTTGACAAAGGGTTACCCTCCAGGGCAACACCACTAATGTCATTTGTTTTAAGCCAATCACAAGCTGCTTTTAGGTCTTGTGTAGTTGCCTCACCTGATTTGATACGGGTAAGAAACTCTTTAGTAACTAAGTTATGCAGCTCATGAAATTGATCTTCAGTCGCTTTCTTCTTTGACACTTGCTTTTTTAGTCTTTGTTTTTTTTACAACGGGTGCTTCAATTGCATACCAAGTTTCACCTGGTACATGCATCAACCGTGATTCAGCCTTTGCAGCTTGATCGGCTGTATCAAACGTACCAAGTACTTTTTCGGTACGAAGATCGACGATTTTATAAGTCATTTAGTTATTCCTAAGAACAATTTGGTCAAGTTTGCTTTCGATACGTATCATGTGATCTTCCATACGGTCGATCATTGACTTGAGTTCTGATTTAGAAACGTAGTCCTGAGCAACAGTCAGTTCTACGCCGTCAATACGACGATCAAGACCGCTAATGCGATCATGTACGTTATTAATTCGTTGGTGTAGTCTGTTGTTCAGTGTTGCTCCCGCTGCTACTACTGCTATCGAGAG